GACACGACGTCAGTCTTAGGGCCCCCGAAGGGAAAGCCTTTAGACGTTCTAAAGTTGATAGCGTTAATGCTCTCAACACCGTCAATGCCAGCTAAATTCGCATCGTCGGTTATCTTACCGACCTCGCGTAGCTTGTGTGGATTTTCGTCAAAATATTGACTCAGCTTGGTTTCGTAGTCTACGTAGGCTTTAGCAAGGAACTCATCCTTAAACTTATAAGCTGTATGACTCTTATTTTCCAAGTCCACTTCCCAATGAATGGGACTGTTCATTTCATGTGGTTTGCCATGCATCTTAGGCAAGCCCATCTTCTCTTCAACTTTCTTTGAGATGATGGACTCTCGTACTTCAGAATAATATCTGCCAACAGGCAGAGTGTGACTTCCGAGAACCAACATGTTTGCACCTTCACTAACCTTAAAGCAGGGTGCATCCTCCTTGGGCTTAACCAAGGGACCGACGTCCACTCCCATCACTGTTGTATCAAACTCAACACGTGAATGGGATAAAAGGACAGTATGACGAGCTGATAGCTCCGTCAAAGCGCTCTCAAATTGAGTGCGGGTCAAACGCCCGCAAGCTCCCCGCTTACCTTTGCCAGCTAAATGAAAGCCAGCAACAAATGGGTAAGGTGCTTCTCCAATAATTGGAGCCATGCACAATCCGGGATAAGTGTCAAAAGACAACTCATATGCAAAGCCATCAAAGATACCACCAGCAGTGGTGTCAATCTTCTCGGCACGAGCGCGGAAGGGTAGAGAAATTACACTCTCCCCTTCAACCATACGGACCATAGACGCATTAATTTCACGTTCTACAGTGTCGATTGGCAAGTAAGGTGTCAAATCCTTTTGAGGACCAGCTTCTGGAACATACCAGAGAGCATAGTCAGTTTTGGGAATGACATATGTGTTTTCCGTATTAAGAGTGGTACTAACTGTCCGATTGTGTCCTACATCAATCCGACACACCGCTCCATCACTTGGAATACTGTGTGCGGGTACAAGCCATACATTGCTCTTCATCGGCATAGCGTGGTTGACCCTGGTTTTGCCATCTTTCCATGTGGCATGCACAAAGCAAAGCTTTTTCGCGAACATGTCGCGGAGCCTTAACATTGGCGTAGTTTTCGACTCCTGGGAAGTTGGAATTACGGTTGCATTCAACTTTCGTTCCATCATCCAGGCGTCACGAGCTAAGCCCTTCTCACTGGTTTCAAATTCAGTAATAGGGGCCATCATCTGGGAGCTCCACTGCTTGTACAACTTGTACGCTAGCATGGCAACACTCAAACCCAGAGTAGCTGCAATAAAAGCCCTTCCGTTAATGCGATCAATAGTATCACGCAAAAATCTGGATGGGTTAGGGAGGCGAGCCAAATCTCGCACAACATCCCTACGTCTCTTCTCCAAAGAGACCGCGAAGGTTAGCACACACAGGGCAGGCAGAACAACCAGTAAAGGCGTCTTAACAACTGCACAGAGTGGCGTAAAGGCTACCAGCAAAGTCATAGCGATATACATAGCAGAAATAATCTGCAAATCACGCTTAATCGACTTGCGAGCCAAACCAAGGCAAATAATTTTTCCAACTCTAGTGTCCAAGACACCAGAGACAGCCGATGAGTAACGTGCAATAGCACAACTCTCAATAGACTGCAATCGCTCTGCAATTTGGAGGTCAGGTCCCAACTGACTACCGAGTTTTTTACACTCGGAGCAGTAACTGGGGCTCATCTTATGTTCACACAAGGTGAATTTAGAGAGACTACGCTGCTTCTCAACGAATAACTTCTGCTGAGCGAAATGAGCTTGCGACCTATCACGCAAAAACTCAAGAAGGGTGCCAATAGGCACACTTTTCATTTCTTGTCCCTTATAGGAGTGGAATTTAAATCCAACATGCCCATTAACTAACTGGGCATACTCCACATCAAACTCGTGGATATCGGGAATTTCCTTCTGATTTTCTTCTCCAATCTTGCTCGGGTCGAGCATCTCGGAATCATCTTTCTGGAAAGCCTTCTTCACACGGACGGTGACAATAGGGTCGAACCTTCGCACAATGGCGATAGGTTCCATAGAATAATGTTGGGCCGACAGAGTTTTTACATTCGTCGTGCCGAGAACTACATCAGGCTCAATAAGAACATTGCCTTTCAGTTCAACGTTGGGGTTAAGTGCAGCTTGGGGGATGTTATTGATGAATTGAATTACCTTCATCAAAGGGTTCCCCTCGGTTGCGTTGACTTCCCCGTTCGCCAGGTCATCAAAAATGACACCAGCATGGTGTGATCTATATTCCGATTGGAATTTGTCAAACTCATTAAGAGTGATAATACTACGATCACTAGCATCCTTATCATTTACTTGCAGGATGAAACGAACCAAGGCGCTCGCTACGGCTGATTTGCCAACAGACGAGCCACCATTAAGAAGTACACCGAATGGAGCAGCACGCACGCTTTTACGCTGTGCGAGAATAAGCTTCGTACGGATATTCTTCAAAGCTAGGAGGCGAGATGAATAATACGCTCGCTCTCCAGGCTTACATGAACCCAAATACTGGGACGTGAGCATGGTTAACTCACTAAGTCGTCGGTCATACTCTCTCTCATCCATATCAATCTCTGAGAGTTTTCCTACCTCCAACAAGGTTTCTTTTGATGCAATAAGAGTATATTCTTCATCGTACTCAAGCATCGATGCATCAGTGTAAAATGCGGCAACACCTTCACCAGAAAAACAACGCTGAGCACGCTCAGCAAATAGGGTGATGGTGGAAATAATGGCTTCAATAAAATCACTAGCAGATACCTGCTTGCGAAGAGCCTGGGCCTTAAAGATCTCAAATCCGCCCCACGAAAAATCGAGGGAGGTCTGTTTGATCAAGCCAGCCGTAACGACCATACTCAAGACGGTCATAATTTGTGAGGTGAGCTGTGAGTTAGCAACAGACTTAAAGTTGGAAAAGATTTGTTTCAAAGAAGTCAAATCCATAGATCCAAACTGGCTGTCGTACTTAAAAGCACCACCTACATAGGTAACGGACTGGCCAAAGGCCATAGAAATCGCCGAAGCGATCAAAGTCATAGAAGTCGTCTCCATATGGTTATTCAAAAACAAAACCAAGGATGACAAAAATCCAGACATGTTGGAGCAATCCTGCCAATTAATAAAAAGCATAATCAGGTTCTCCAGAAAGCGAAGGTTCTTGGATGGTAAAATACTGCTCACATCTTCACGAGCGTTGGTCCAAAATTTCGCAACAAGGTTGAGTGCATCATCTCCGCAGATAGCAGAGAACTTAGCAACATCAGATGTGTTCATTTGACTGAACAATTTAGGGGTAGAGCAAATCAAGCTCTGGTTAACATTAGAAATGTTATCAATAGAGGAGTTAATCATGTTAGAAAATGATTTTAAGGAACTAGTCGCGACCTGAAACGACATATCCTAGGGCTCTCTAAACCCGAATAATACTGCGGTCAAATGCTTGTAGAGTCTTCCTCCCATGCAAGCGCACATGGGTCCTATTGGGCGACATACATAATTCAAACCGTCGGTGAGGCAACCGACACGATTAGTAGTCTTAAAACACTTTCTTCAAGTGAGAGTACCTCGAAGGGGGGTAACTGTTCTCAGTTAGCGAGAATAAACGTTTAATAACGCGAGTGTAACAAATACAAACTATACTTCACAAGGATGATTATCCAAGTGCAAGAGAGGCTTCCGGGCATAAGGATGATTATCCAAACACGCGGAGCATCAGGAAAAGCTGTAGTCAGCAACTTAATTACAAACAATAACACCGTATGGCATCCACAATAAAGTGGATGTCCA